GTTTCCCAGTCACGATCGGGTGATAACTACAGCAGCTATTCGTTACGGCCCAGAGCAACCAGCTGAACTACGACCTGGCCCAGTACCAGGCGGAAGTTAGCGACCGAAACTCAGCGCGTGACCTCGCTTCGAAAACGCCGCGCGACATCACCCGTCCTACAATTGCCTTTCTTTTTATCTTGGGAGCGATTATAATCATAGGACTGATCTTCAGTGGGGTTAGCGAATCTCTTCTCAGAGACCCAACAGCCTCTCTGACAATCGGTACTGTTGTCGGGTTCTGGTTCAACGAAATGAAGCAGATTATGGGCTTTTACTTCGGAACTACCCGTGACGCAAACCGCCAGGCAGACGAGATCACCAAGTTTGCCGTTAATCCAGATATGCTTGTAGCAGACAATAAAGGGAAAAAGAATGCTTAGTTTATCCTACCTTTCAGAGCGAATCCGCTCATGGGCAGTAGCACGTAACATCGTTGACGGAGCTACTCAGAAAGATCAGTTTATCAAGCTCAATAGCGAGTTTGGTGAGTTGTGCATTACGCTTGATCACCTTGATTATTGTGCACCAGAAGAGAAGGGTGAGCTCATGAGCCAGCTTCAGGATGATATTGGTGACAACTATGTTGTCCTTACTATCTTGGCTGCTCAGCAAAAAGTAAACATTGAAGACATGAAGTCTGAAGAAGTGACCCTGTGCTGTGATCACGTAAAATGTCTGGCAGCAGCTTATGGTAAGCTGGGTGATTTGATTCTGAAGGGTGCAAGTGATATTGTCCCAGACTATATCGAAAAGGCACTTGGTCACCTGAAGTTGATTTGTATCGATCACGATATGGACTTCAACACCTGTATCGCCGCAGCCTATGACGATATCAAAGACCGTCGCGGCGTCATGTATCACGGCGCTTTCGTCAAATCCACTGACACGCGCTATGAAGCATGCTGCGCAGAAATCGGGGTGAAACCATAATGGCTAAACTCCTGCCTGATATATCTGTTCTCAATAACTTATTCATATACAATCCTGATAATGGAGAAATAAGGAATAGGATAAGCAGAGCAAATAACAGGTTGAAGGCAGGAGATATATCAGGCTCAAGAAATAAAGCAGGATATATCTACATTAAAATAGATGGCGAGTTATTCGCTGCTCACAGAATAGCATGGAAGATGTATTATGGAGAAGAACCGCCAGAGTCTATTGACCATAAAGATACTATCAGATGGAACAATGCCATTTTGAATATTCGAGAGTCTGATGGCACAGGGCAGCAAGCGAACCAGAAAAAGCCATCGAATAACACAACTGGCAACAAGAATATTTATCGTAAGGCTGGAAAGATATTTGCTGGGTTTACTATAAACGGAAAGCAAACTTCAAAATCATTTCCTGATACTGATGAAGGTCTACTCCTAGCCATAGAATGGCGAAATAATAAAGGAGTAGAATTATTTGGTGAATTTTATAACAAAGGTGAATAACATGTCCAAAAAGCCTTTCAAGGGTTGTAAAGAAGTTGAGTTAAAAGGAGGCGTGCCATTTCCTTGTGCTCTTTCTTTCAAAATAGACGGGTTCCGTTGTATGGTATATGATGGCCGCGCCAATAGCTCAAGTGCCAAAGAATTCCCGAATCGTTATACCCATAACATTTTCGTAAAAGCTGCTTCCATTCTAGATGGTCTGGATGGAGAACTGTGTGCTGGCGAGCCGAATGATAAGAACTTGATGCAGCAGTGTACTTCTGCATTCAACTCTATCGAAGGTGAGCCTGACTTCACATGGTGGGTGTTCGATGATTTCTCTGATCTGTCTCTGGACTTTGAAGAGCGTTATGCCAACTACCAGCGCCGGGTGGAAGAAGGTAATGACCATCTTGAGGCCATGGGTCTCCCTCGCTTCCTCAGGCCTGTAGAATATCGCATGATCCATAATCAGGAAGAATATGATGCGATGAAGCAAGAAGCAAGTGATCTTTGCTATGAAGGGCTTTATGGAAAGTCCTGGAAAGGGAAGTACAAGCATGGTCGCAGCACTCCTGTTCAACGTTCATGCTGGAAGTCAAAGCCTTGGACTGACGAAGAAGGTCAGATTGTTGACTTTGTAGAAATGGAAGAGAATACCAATGAAGCGTTCACAGATGAGCTTGGGCGTACTAAGCGCTCAACACATCAGGAAGGTCTGGTTGGCAAAGGTATGCTGGGTTCATACGTGGTTATCAACCCAAAATACTGTGACTCGAAAGGCCAGCCAATCCCGTTCCGTGTAAGCTGCGGCTCCATGACTATGGAAGAGCGTGAAAGACGTTGGGCAAGCCGCGACAGCGAGCGTGGGCAGATAATCACCTACAAGTTCTTTGATTTCGGAATCGTTGACGTTCCGCGTTCCGCTATCTATAAGAGCCACCGCCCAGACTTCGATTTGTAGTACACTCAAGCGCTCCGGCTCGTTCTTCGGGCTGGAGTCTTACCCTACTTAATCCTTCTGTCAGTGTACGATATTTAGGTCATAACTATTTAACACTTTTCGAACGATTTTTCTTTACTCCAGATGGAACTAGCGTATAATCATTATCAGAAGGGCAATAAATTAACTGAGGTAAATATCATGAAACGTTGGAAAGGTCTTTTAATAGCTGCTGTCTGTATCGTTGGTTCCTGCTATGTAGGTGATGTTGGCGCGACAGCACTGAAGTTCACCCCTGAAGAGTGCGCTGAAGCCCAAAGGGTAGCAAATACCCATGATTGGAAAGTTTTTGTTCAGAAGCACACTCAGGCAGAAATTGAAGGTACTAACCTTGGCCGCGCCCTTGCCGTTTGCAGCGGAAAGAAAGTTCAGCAGAACAAGATTGAGGATGTTAGCATGGCCTCAGCCAATGACATAGCTCAACTGGTAGTTCGTAACATTGGGAAGCCAAGTGATTATCAGTCGAAAGAAGACCTGCGAACTGCGATTGGCGATACCTTTAATGCCATTGTAGAGCACACTAACATTGACACCAAAACGTACAATGATGCATATGATATTGTACTTTACATATATGGGTTATAATATGGCAGGTTATATGAGCGAAGGTGAAGAAAGAGAAGAAATCGAGAAGTACAGCAGCTGGGCTGAAGTTGTACTTCTCGTTATCGGGATTGCTTTGACTATTTTGTCTGCCCTCCCTTAATCCTGGCGCAAGTCGCCAGGATATCATCTATACTTTGAACCACAGAGATACAATCCCATCCCACCCATTAGCATATCGCGGCTTGTTGTTTCTCTGCCGCAGCCTTTGATTTAAAGTGGCCCATGGCTTTGCCATTTCACCATGAGTGTGTATTGTCTGGATTCTTGTGAATAGGCATCAGTCTTTATTATCCTGAGGCTTGCCAGTCTTCTTATAACGAATAAGACGGCGAGTGGTGCCGATAGCTGCCTTGACAACAAAAGTAGCAAGCATTAGCTGTAATTGGTGTTTAGGAAGCGTATTCTCTACAACATGTAGGATTGCGACCACCGCCAGTATAAGCAATATCCAATAATAAACGCGACAAAATAAACCATCGTTTATCCCCTTGTGGAAAATGTTAATGACACACACTACAGCTAGTATTAGTATAAGCCCGAAACCCACAGGAGTATGCCACCAGAACGATAAACCGGAATTATCCGAAAGGGGAGTATTAGCGATGATAAATGTCTCATAAATTTTATTCACTTTCCCGCTCCAGAATCTTTTTGTTTGCCTAAGCCAAGTTTCTCAACGACTTTTCCAGCTACGTTTTGCCAGCACATTCCGATAGCGAATGAAAGCGCGGAAATGGTGTTGGGTTTGGTTATTCCCATCCATTCCGCGAAAAGAGGAGTTATCCAAATAGCAGTCAACATTCCAGCGACGATGAATACAAACGTCTGGCGCGGCGTTCTACCATTGTGGGGTATACAAGCCGCGACCACAGCACCCGAAAAGCCTGATGCCAGTAGGTGGAGAAACTCCTGAAATCTATCCATTTTGCGCCTTATTGATTTATGGTTTTAAGATAAGCAACACAGGCGCGATAATTAGCCAATCGTTGCTTCCCTTTATTCTCATCATTCGGTGGCGCACCATTAACGACTTTGACGGATGCACTGAACATGTCTTTGTCAAGAAGTTCGTTACAGCCATGAACTTTCCAGAAGACCGCTGCTGAGAGCGATGCCTCTTTTGGCTGAATCAGTACATTCGGATCAGAGTCTTCCGGTAGTCCTAGAGCCTTAAAAGCGCTCACTATGTTCGTTTTCCCGGTTGTCTGAATCCACCCGGTTCCGCGATAGCGCCAGCCGTCGCCAGACGACTCTGGACCATTCCCTAATCGGTTCGCATACACGTTATTAGCGATTTTCTCAGGGTTCCCGGCTAGGGATAAGGCTAGAGCGTTCGGCGTGCCATCAGCGTTAGCATAGCGATTTTTCCACACAACGGCTAGTCTTTTCGCGCTGTAATTCATACCTTCGCGGCCATTTTCGATCGTGACTGGGAAAC